CTCATTGGTCGTGACTATCATCATGGCTACCAAGACTGCTATTCAATTGTTCGTGATTTTTATCGTCGTGAGTTAAATATTAAACTCATTGATTTTGAGCGTTTGGATAATTGGTGGAGTGATAAAAATCATAAATCGCTTTATTTAGAAAACCTAGATGCAGCGGGATTTTATGAAGTCAGCCAACCGCAGTATGGCGATATGTTAGTGTGCAATGTTGGACGTACTGAGCACCCGAACCACGCAGTAATTTGGTTGGGTGATCAGTGGCAATTAAAGTCAGAAGAAAGCACTGCATGTTTCGGTGGACCTTTAATACTGCATCATCCTTATGGTCGAAAGTCCGTGCGAGAAATCTTTGGGCAACAATGGCAAGAACGTGTTGTCAAAATAGTGAGGCACAAAGATGCTTAAAACGATCAAACTCTATGGCGTATTGGGAAAGAAATTTGGTAAGGAATTCAAGCTTGCTGTTGAAAGTACCCGTGAAGCAGTCAAAGCCTTATCCGTTCAAGTACCAGGCTTTGAACAATTCATGCTGAATGCTCATGAACAAGGTTTAGCATTTGCCATTTTTCAAGATGATGAAAACATCAGTGAAGATCAGATCGATTTTGATACTGGTGCCAAAGTTATCAAGATTGTGCCAAAAGTCATGGGGGCAGGAGGTAATGGTGGTGTTTTAAATCTGGTTTTAGGTGCTGTTTTAATTGCATCAGCATTTTTAACTGGAGGAGCATCCATGACAGCATGGGGTGCACTATCTACAGGATTATTTGGGGCTGGCGTTGGAATGTTTGTAGGTGGTATTGCCTCAATGCTCACCCCTAAAGCAAATGCACAAGACCAGAACCAAGATGGGAATAAGTCTAACTTTGGTTTTGGTGGAGCAGTCACCACAATCGCACAAGGTAATCCAATTCCAATTCTGTATGGTCAGCGCGAGGTTGGAGGATTTATTGTGAATGCAGGTCAGTTTGCAGTTGATACCTTTAGTTCTGCTGATGCTGGTTATACAGGTGGGGGTGGCAGTGGTGGTAAGAAATAATTTTAAGAAGAATATAAGCGCGTAAAGCGCTTTTTTATTGCGTGGTGAAAAGTATGCTTGAAACAGTTAAAGGTGCAAAAGGCGGTAGTCAAAGCCAAAGACAACCAAAGGTTGCTAACGATACAACGGCATCTAAAACTTATGCACGTTTACAATATGGCATGAGCGTAGGGGAAGTTGAAGGTTTAGCCAATGGCTACAAGTCTATTTATTTAGATGACACACCCGTTGAAAACGACAGTGGTGCAAGAAACTTTCAAGATGTCACTCTGGATTTTCGATCAGGGACCAATGATCAAACCTATATGGAAGGTTTTGAAAGCATTGCGTCTGAAACTGCGGTAGGTATCGAGCTTAAAAGTGATACACCATGGGTGAAAGGTGTGACTAATCTTACACTTGATGCTGTGATTGTACGTATTAGATTCGGTGCTTTAAAACAACAAGATCCTAAAAATGGTGATGTCTCGGGGATTGTGATTGATTACACCATTGAAGTACAAACCGATGGCGGATCGTGGGAGTTAATGCTTGATACTCAGATGTCAGGTAAAACTTCAGCAAATTATGAACGTACCCATCGTATCGGCTTACCAAAAGCCAATAATAGTTGGTTGATTCGCGTCACACGTAAAACACCGAATTCAAGCTCTGAATATGTCAGCGATAAGATGTATATTCAAGCCATTACTGAAGTTGTCGATCTCAAGCTTGCTTACCCGAATACGGCTTTGATTGGCGTGCAATATGATGCTGAAACATTCTCGAATATTGCCAAAATTGCTGTTGATCTAAAGGGTGTAAAGATCAAGGTACCAAGCAACTATGATCCAGTAAGCCGAACCTACATCGGGATATGGGATGGTCTATTTAAGCGTGTTTATAGCAATAATCCAGCTTGGATTTACTATGATTTATGTACCAATAAGCGATATGCACTGGGTAACCGTTTAACCGAGCAAATGATTGATAAATGGTCGTTGTATCGTTTAGCACAATATTGTGATCAGCTGGTACCGAATGGTAAAGGTGGGCAAGAGCCACGGTTCGCTTGTAATGTATACATTCAAAGTGCTGAATCTGCTTTCGATATTTTAAGCAAACTTGCTGGTTTATTTCGTGCAATCAGTTATTGGGATGGTGCATCGATCGTATGTGAGGCTGATTTACCACAAGATACGATGTTCACCTATACATCCGCCAATATTATTGATGGTGCTATGGGGATTAATTACACAGGTACACGTGCGCGTGATCGGCATAATGCAGTTAAAGTTGCTTGGGATAATCCGCAAAATCGCTATAAGACGGAATATGTTTTTGTACGTGATGAAAAGTCAATTGCAGAGGCGAGAACCGTTCGTTTATTAGAGCTAGAGGCATGGGGCTGTACCTCGGAAGGTCAAGCACAACGTACTGGTCAATGGGCTTTAAAAACTGAACAACTCGAAACTCGAACTGTCACCTTTAAAGTGGGGTTGGATGGCTATATTCCATTACCTGGTAAAGTGATTGAACTTGCTGATGAGTTGCTGGCTGGTCGTGCAAATGGTGGGCGTATTTCATCAGTCAGTGCTGATTTAAAGCAAATCACCTTAGATCGTGATGATGTTGTATGCCGAGCTGGTGACCGTCTAGTTGTTAATGGTGAAGATGGCAAGGCACAGGCAAGAGTAGTTCAGTCAAAAAATGGCAGTGTAATTACTGTGGTATCAGCATTCGATTCTGTTGCTCCACAAAATGTTTGGGTGATTGATGCGCAAGATCTAGCGACGATGAAGTTTCGTGTCGTATCAATTTCTCAGGATGAACAGCACCAATTTACCATTACTGCAATTCAGCACAATGAGTCTAAGTTTGATGCAATTGATCATGGTGCATTTATTGATGATCGCCCAATTTCAATGATTAACCCTACAACTCAAGATCCTGTTGAATCAGTCAGCATTTCCAGTGAGCAAATGGTTCAACAAGGAATGTCTATTGAAACTATGGTCATCAGCTGGTCGCAAGCCAAAGGTGCAACCAAGTATCAAGTTGAATGGCGTAAAGATAATGGTACCTGGCTAAAGCTCCCTTTAACTGGAAATAACTCAGCAGAGATAGCTGGTATATACGCTGGTAAATATGAAGCACGAGTTATTGCGATAAGTGCTTTTGATATTTCATCTTTACCCACCTATTCAATTTTAACTGAATTAACAGGGAAGCAAGGTAAACCACCAAAAGTGGCGTTTATCCAGGCAACTGGCATTTTATTTGGTATGAAACTAGATTGGAGTTATCCAGCAAATGCTTTGGATACGGCTTATGTAGAGATCCAAGTCTCACCAGATAGTACATCCAACATTGCGACTTTAGGTTCTTTTGCATATCCAACCACAACTACAGTCATCCAAGGATTACAGTCTAATCTGACTCAATTCTATCGAGCACGTTTGATTGATCGAATTGGAAATATCGGAGACTGGTCTGACTGGACAAACGGTACAACAACATCTGATGCCAAAGATGTACTTGAATTACTTGATGGTCAGATTACCGATAGTCAGCTAAATCAAGATTTGATCAGTCGTATTGAAATCGGTTCTGAAGCAAGAGATCTAGTTGTAGAAGTTAATAAAATTGCAACTGCTGCTCATTCGCAAGCACAGATATTAACAAATGCGCTTGCAACTGAAACAGCAGAACGTAGAGACGAGATCAAAGCGCTTAACGATGGTTTAACTCAGGAAATCACACGCAGTAAAGATGCGGATAGGTCACAGACTGAAACGCTTGACAATTATAAGGCATCAATAGATGGCACGTTGTCAAATGTACAAACTCGTGTAAACACGCTTGCTACCGCAACTGAATCAAATACTTCTAAACTGACGGCACTAGATTCTGCGATTGAGGGTAAAGCGGATGCATCGGTGGTACAGAATCTAAAAAATGATGTATTGGTTATTGGTGATCAGGTTAATTCTCAAAGCAGTATTATTTCTGGTTTGCAAAATAGTCTTGAGGGTAAAGCTGATGCTTCTGCATTAACAGCGCTTGACTCGAAAGTTGCAACTCTTGATGGCAATGTTGTTTCACAAGGTCAGGCGATTACAGCTCTTGAGAACTCGATTGCTGGCAAGGCAGATTCCTCTGCATTGAACTCGCTGAAGTCAACTGTGGAAGAACAGGGCAATACGATTACTTCACAAGGTCAGGCGATTACTAGTGTAAAAGCTAATCTTGATAATATTTCTGTAGGTGCTAAGAACTTGTTGGTAGATTCTGAGTTCTGGTCTGGTGGTGTCGCTCATGCAGAAAATATCGAGACTGGATACAGTGCTGATCTGAGAGTATTTACAATCAAAGCTCAATCACCTAACAATAATTGGGTTACAGGGTTTTTATGGGCACAGGCTTCTCAAGTTGATAATAGGTTGAATACTGATGATGACTGTATTTTTTCTGTAGAGATGATGTATGAAGATGGAAGTTTCCCATACGCACCGCAGTTGTATTGGAAAGATTCTATGACGTACATGAATCTGACATTGGCTAAAGGTCAAGTGCAAAAAGTTGGCGTTTGGCAAAGGTACTACCATACACGTAAATACGTTAAAGGTGGGTTTGCTTTCCATTTCGGAGTAGGTCACATGGGTGGTACATATCACTTCCGAAGACCTGTTATAGAGAAAGGCAACATTCCATCTGATTGGAGCTTATCTGAACAAGATTTCGCTTCAGCAACAGCTGTAAACAAGTTGGATGCGACTACAACTAGGCATGACGATGAGATTAAAGCGAATGCTTCTGCTGTTACAGGACTTCAAAGTGCAATCGAGGGCAAGGCTGATGCCAATGCTCTTAATTCATTGAAGACCACTGTTGAGCAACAAGGCAATACAATTTCTTCTCAAGGGCAGGCTTTGACACAAGTAGAGGCTAAAGCAGAATTGGCATTAAATGGGAGAAAATTCCCATTAGACCTTTCAAACCTTGATCCTAATTTGTATTACCCGATCTTAATTCCTTTGATGGGTAATGGTATTGGGGAGTTGGCATTCGAGATGCCACTTGGAAAATTCGCTGCTCCTTGGTCAAGTCATGGCGGTGGTACTTTTGCACTTTCATTACATTGGAAAGCAAGAGCATCAGGTTGGGGCGCACAAGATATTGAAAGACAAGTTGTAAATTTCAGTTATCTCTGGACACAGAGCAACCAATCACCAGCAATGTGGTTAGGGCAACTGACTCACTCGAGTCAGGAATATGTGCTATTACGTGGTGGTGCTTGGTATGAATTAACTTGTAATCAATATACGGGTACACCAAAGATTGTGATTCAAGGTCGATGGGAGGGAGATGAGTACATTGAGCCTCAAGGTTATGATGCCAGTATGGTTCCAGTTTCTATCAACAACAAGTTGAATGCGACAGCTACGGCAACCAATAATCTGGAAGCCACAGTGACTCAAATCAATGGAAAGGTTGAGGCAAACTCTCAGGCTATCACACAGGTGGGTACAACTGTTGGCAACGCATCAATTAATGTACTCACAGATTCCAAGATTACTGTTGATAAACCTGTAGGACAAAACCCATACCCCTTTTGGAGCAGGGCAATGTCCAAATCTCTTGTATATGGTAAAACCTACACATTAGTGTTTGAGGCTGAGTTTACAACAGGTGGCAGTGGTAGTTCATTTTCAGCTTATGTACATGGCAATCAAAATATTTGGAATACCAATTCTTCTTTTGGTAGACAGGTCATTGTAGTTAAGTTTGTCCAGACATCGTTTGATACAGGTACCAGTGGTGCAATTAACTTCTACATCACAGGTTGGCAACCTGACCAAAATAATTCCTTTGCAAAGGTTTATTGGGCTTGTTTGTATGAAGATGATGTCTCAAAACCTCCTCTACAATGGCAACCAAATAGTTTTGAGAACACTGCATTAGTTCAACAATCATTGCAATCAGTTAACGGTATCAAAGCCCAGTACACACTGAAAACAGATGTGGATGGTTATGTGGCTGGCATTGGATTGATAAACGAGGGTTCTGGAAAGAGTCAATTTATTATTCGCGCTGACCAGTTTGCTATAGCAGCACCAGCATCGATAGGTAATGAAGCAAAGTATGCTTTTAATTACCAAGCAGGACCAGTGACATTACCGAATGGGACCGTGGTTCCAGCTGGACTTTATCTTGATAACGCTAACATTGGTTATATTTCTGCGAATAAGATTTATGCAGATAGTTTGAGTGCGATCAGTGCCAATTTAGGCACAATCAAAGTCAAAGAGGCAAATATCGATGATTTGGCTGTAAGTACACTTAAGATCAAAGACAATGCAGTAACAGTGCCAGTGGGGATCAAACTTGTTTCCCCAATCCAAAGAAGTTCTCAAAGAAGTGCGACGGTATTTACTGGAGGCGATGCAGTAATCCTGGATACATCAAACTATTTTGGAGACATTATATCTTTGTCTCTGAACAGAAGTGGAGGGAAATGCCAAATCAGTGGCTATGTGTATATTGACAACGTGTGTGCATCAGCTTGGAGATCAAATGGATCTACCGTGAGCAATGCCCCAAAAACTATGTATTGTGGTGTTGTTTTATACAGGAATGGCTCACCAATTTTTATTGGAAGAGTTGCGGCTTCAAGTGAAATTACTAACGATGTTGCAATATTTAATGGCGCTGTTCAATTACCTACAATCATCGATGATGCATATACTGGAAATGCTCAGTATTCAATTAGGGTGGGATGGTCAACCACAATAGCAGATGCTGGACTCATGATTCGACCTTGGAATACAGGTAATGCATCTGTCTTAACAGCAACATTATCAGTCCTGGAGCTAAAAAAATGACAGCAATCATCTCAAGAAGAGGCGAATTGCTACAATTAATTTATGCAAATGAAGAAACAATTGCATTAAATAAGCCACTTGGTTGTTTGGCTGTTTCTGATCCTCCACAATCGAATATGTATTATCGTGGATGGTGGGCATGTATCCCCGATCAGCCATCAATTTATCATGTATTCGATTATGATTTAAAACAGTGGATTGATCCTCGTTCATTAGATCAAATAAAGGATCAGAAATGGTCTGAGATCAAAGAAGAAAGAGAAACCGCCGAATATGGCGGTTTCTCATTTTTAGGGCATATTTTTGATTCAGATATTATTTCACAGTCACGAATTATCACCGCAAGTGATCTTGGTGTAGAGGTGGAATGGACTTTAAAAGATAATTCAATTGTTTTACTCAATGTAGAACAATTGAAAGGATTAAGACTTGCCCTTGCTCAGCATATTTTAAACTGTCATGAAAGAAGTCGAATAGCTCGACAACTTATTTATGAGTCAGAAAATATTGAGCATATAGAATCAATTCAGTTTTAGCACCTTCGGGTGCTTTTTTATTGCCAAATATCGGGGGTATCAATGGCAGATAATCAACAAATTGTAGAGGCTTCAACAGGTGTTGTGGCAGGCAAAGTTATTACATATGGAGGTAGCGCAGGCGGTGCTTTGGCTTGGTTTGCCTCATTGGATATAGCGTTTTGGTTCAGTATTTTAATTGCGATTGCAGGCTTAATCATAAACTGGTATTACGCGCGAAAGAAAGACAAACGCGATGAACTTGAACATAAAGCATATTTGGAAAGCTTAAAGGATAAATGTAATGTCAAACAAGACTAAAATCATAGCAACAACACTAAGCGCATCAGCGCTTTTTTTTGCATCTTTAATTGGCTATGAGGGGTATAAATCAAAGCCATATTTAGACAGCGCTAAAGTGGCAACCATTGGTATTGGTTCAACTCAGTACGAAAACGGCACAAAAGTCAAAATGACTGACAAAGCGATCACCAAAGAACGTGCGGTTCAAATTGCCAAAGCTCATATCGCTAAAGATGAGGTGGCATTTCGCAAATCTTTGCTGGGAGTGAAGCTTACTCAGACTGAATATGATGTCTATCTCGATTTCACATACAATTTCGGACAAGCTAACTGGAATAGCAGTTCGATGCTTGGTAACTTGAAAGCAGGGCAATATAGGCAAGCTTGTGCATCATTACTGAAATACAAATATGTTAGTCAAGGCAAGAAAAAATTTGACTGCAGTATTCGATCTAATAATTGTTGGGGCGTTTGGACCCGACAGCTCGATCGCTATAACAAGTGTATGGGGGTGCAGTAAATGCCAATAGCCACAATCTTATGGAAGTATAAAAAATGGATCGCAATTGCGGTCTTTATTTTTTTATATCTGGTGCAAATTGCTTACACTAATCATTTGGCCACGAAGCTTAAAAATGCTGAATCAGCTTGTAGTGCAAAGATTCAAAAACTTAAAGATGATCAGCAAAAGTCATTGATCGAGAAACAAAACAAAATTAACAAAGTGAGCGCAGATTATGAGCAACTTAAGTCAGAACAACGTGTCAAAGTCGAAACAGTTACACGTGAAGTGCAAAAGATCATTGAGCGCCCTGTTTATAACAACGTTTGTATTGATGATACTGGGTTGCAGCACATCAACTCACTTATCTCCAACGATTCCAGCTAATTTATTAGAGCCTTGCCCAGATCTCCAGCAATTAGAAGATGGAATGGGGCGTACTTTATTGCTTTGGTCTGTTGATACGGTTGCAAAATATAATGATTGTAAAGCTCGACATAAAGCATTAATTCAAGTGTTAAAAGACTAAAGCCAGCATTCTTGGACTACAGCATTTTTATAGAAAGATTTTTTCCAATTCTTAGCAAGAAGATCTTGGGCTTCTTGCTTTGATAAAAACTTATATGCTTTATCTTCATCATCAGTCCAGGAATAATTTGTTGTTATAGCTGTATCAATTTCAGAAAAATCATCATAGTTGTAATGCATCTCTTCAGAAATCATCAAATATAGATTGTCTTTCATAATTCGAAATGCCATAAAAATCCTTTGACGTAATTTTTGACGTAATCTTTTATATAACAATGATACAATATTAAAATCAGATTGGCTAAAGTATTGAATTACATAGCATCTAATTGTATTGCTATTTATTGAGTTTCACTTGATCGGGTTCAACTCCCGCCATCTCCACCAAAATTCAATTCAGAGAAGTTTGACTGAATGTAAAAAAGCCTTTAAGTTCAATACTTAAGGGCTTTTTTATTTGCCTGTTTGTCCGATATCATCCGACTTGATTTGACCTAATTTTTGCCTTCTCTGGGTAATTATTGGGAAAATTTACCCAATTATTTTAGTCTAGATAAAGGGTAAATACTGATGAAGCTTACCGATACAGAATGCAGAAAAGCACAGCCAAAAGAAAAACGATATCGCCTTTCGGATGAGAATGGTCTATCACTTCTCGTAACGCCATCAGGGCAAAAATACTGGAACATACGCTTTACTGTTCTTGGTGAGCGTAAGTCAGAGTCACTTGGTCAATATCCTGATATGAGTTTAAAGAAAGCAAGGGAGCTTGCACTTGAACTGAAATACAAATATTCCAAGTCAGTGTTGCACGAGGAAATTAAGCCATTTTTTAAAGAGGTAGCAGAAGATTGGTTTGATAATCAAAGAGAAACTTGGTCATCCAAACATATTAGTAATGTGCGAGCATCTTTGGATGAGCTTTACCTTGCTCTCGCAACTAAGCGTATTAATCAAATTCAAGCTCCAGAGATTTTGCAAATCATTAAAAAGATCGAAGCTAGAGGCTCATTAGAGGTGGCTAAGCGTACTTTGTCTCGTTGTAGTATGGTTATGAAATATGCCATTGCTCATGGCTATCGATTTGATAATCCAGCGAGTGATTTGGTCTATGCACTCAAGAATAAAAAAGTGAAGAATTTGGCTTCATTATCAGAAAGTGAAATGCCTGAATTTTTAAGAAAAATTAAAACTTATCCAGCAGATGCCCAAACTCACCATGCAATAATTATGATCATGCTTACTGGTGTTCGAGTAAGTGAGTTACTGCAAGCACGTTGGGATGAATTTGATCTGGAAGAGCGTAAATGGGATATCCCTGCTGAACGTATGAAGAACGATTTACCCCATCGTGTACCCTTAACAAACATGATGATCGATGAGCTTCAGGCACTGCGTTTGACACATAATCAAGATCTGTTATTTCCACATCGTTTAAATAACAAAGAGCCTATGCGTAGCGAATCAATCTTAGCTGTGATTAAACGGTCGGGCTATGCGGGTCGAATGACCACGCATGGATTTAGATCATTATTTAGTACAGTAGTGAATGAATCGAATTTATTCAATCCTGATGCTATTGAGCGGCAACTCGCCCATGTGCCACAGAACCGTATTCGCTCTGCATATAATCGAGCGCAATATTGGGACGAACGTGTAAAGATTATGGAGTGGTATGGGGAGCAAGTAAAAAATTGGTTGCTAAAATTATAGCGTGAAAAAAGAGGCTGAAAAGCCTCTTATCTTTAGGAGATTAAAAAGTTATGCAACGTGAAACAGATATGGAGGAGGAAGCTGTATTTTCAATTTAATGTATCACCACTATGCCATTTAAGGTGACTTTTAACTGTTGATAAAATGCAAAAATCTATCTATACGAACTTGCTAGTATTTTAACTTTCCATCCTCATCACACATTTCTTTTAAATACATTTGATGAATTAATTCCTCTAATATTTCGTTTTCAGTTTTATTCTTGAAATCGGATAGTTTTTTTAATTCTGATTTTGCTCCCTTTGTTAATGGTAGGTGATATTGTTTTTTCACTTTATCTGCTGCTCTAAACTTTTTTTGACTCCAAGCTTTATAAAGTTGATTAGTTAATGAGTAATGAGTATCTTTTTTAAAGTGTAAAATATAATCAAGAAATGAGACTATTAAATTATAATAATCTGAATTTGTTGATGGTCGATATTTTAATCTTTTAAAATCTCTGCTTTTATTTATTAAGTATGAGTATGCCCACTTTAGGAAATCTTCGTCTTCAAAGTTTTTTGAATTGTTGTGGTAGTCTTTTGAAATTACATCAATAAATATAGCTTTAACTTCATTAATACTATCTTTATTGAAATTAATTTCATTGAAGGTGAATTGATATATGGTATATAAATAATTATTTTCAATAAATTTAAATTCTGGTAAATTATTTCTATTTTCTAAGGAATTATTTTCTATAAAGTTAATTGCAAAATTACATAAACGTTTATTAGTTTTTAAAAATGAAAAAAGTTCCTTGTCAAAATTATTAAAATTTTGAATTCTTTTGAAAAAATATTCAACTTCTTCTATTTCCCTAATCTTTTCAAGTCTAGATTTAATTTTGTTAGTTATTTCTTTAATATTATTAAAGTCATCAAATTTAAAATTTATCTGTTTTCCTATAAGTAGACTATCTGTTTCACTATGGAATGAATAATTGTTTTTATCGACAAATATGAGTAATTCATCGTAAATCCATAACATATCTTCATCATTGAATTTTTTTAATTCCTTGTCGATAAGGTCTGCTATTGATGAATCGTAATTGAATCCAGGCATTGTTGTTTCCTTGTAGAATTATGCGTAGTATTTTTAATAAATTTTAGCATTTTTTTAAGGATGTTTTTGAAGGTTTTTTTGAAATTTTTTTAATCAAACCCTTTGTCGGTAAGTTGTTTAGAACTGAAATTACGATATTTTTTGAAATTTTTGGTATGAATTTGATGATTTTTAAAAGTATGAGAAACTTTAGATTTTTAAAATATAAATAAAATCGATAGCTAAGACGCTATAAGGTCAAAATATTTCAGGTAAAGGTGATAGCTTTAAAGATTATAAAATTTGTACAGATGGATTTGAATTGTTGTAATTTAATAAGTTAGTTGTATATTTAAGAAATGGTATTAGTTGTCTGGATTTATCGATGTAATTTTTTATTAACGAATAAGTGTTGCCTTGATGTATTGTCTTCTTATAAGGAGCTATGTGGTTATAAATTGTGAATTAATATTTTTTTTGGTGGGTTTTTAATATTATTTAAATTAATAAAGATATTTGTATAGAATATTTATTATTACTACTAAGTAAATAATTACACTCTGTTTATTCCTATGAATTAAATCCTCATAGGTGTAACATGAACAAACAAGTTAATGAATCTAAAACCCTTATTGAAATCGAAGAGTTTGTTGATGATGTTATAAATAGATCTAGACAGCCACGTCGATTTTTTGAAAAACTAACTGATCTAATTTTTCAGCTTGATGAAATTTATAATCCTGACTTCTCTTACTCTGCTTATGTCGATGCATTAATTGAATTACTCATTGATTTTGATAGAGACCTATATAACTGGCAATCTTTATATGAACAATTAGAACATGTTTCCTTTACTGAAATTAAAAAAGGGTTTAATAAACACCATCGTAGACATTTACGTCAATTACGTGATCATCGTTATAGTGAATCAGTAAATTCGAATAATTTAGTGGAGCGTATGGAACAAGTCATTGAGCGCTATTCACGTATTTTAGTGGTTCGTGTAGATTTAGCTTATCCTCTTAAACATCAAGACCAAGTTGGTATTCAAGAGTTTAATGAAGATATGCAAGTATTACGTACTCGTTTGCGTGATAAAGACAAAATATTTAGTGGTTTAATAGAATATGCCTGGGCATTAGAACAGGGCAAAGACAAAGGATACCATTGTCATCTATTATTGGTCTACAAAGGGCATGAGCATCAGAAAGCTTATGGTATCGCCAAACGAATAGGTGACATATGGGGAAATATCACCAGAGGTAAAGGGTGTTATTTTAATTGTCATGATCCTAAGTATCTTCAGCAATTCTCTGATCTTAATCGTTTAGGTATTGGTATGATTTATCGTAAAGATCAAGATCAAGTGAATAATATGTTAAACACGATCAAATATTTAGTTCGACCTGAAAAAGAAGATCAGCACTTAAGGGTCAAATGTAAAAAGCGTATGCGTACATTCGGTTAATGAAAGAAAACTGAGTCATACATCATCTACATGAAGATCACGATCTATGTGATTGCAAATGAGGGTTTATAGAAATAAACCCTTTCATATTTTTTCATTGGAGATGTTTGGTATGTCAACATGTTGTCCATATTGCCAGTCTACTCAAGTACATCGAATATTTGTTTCTCATCAGCAGCAAGTCATTCATTTATTTTCAAATAAGACATCCATCTCAAAGCTTGGCTTAGCAACCATGTTCATTAAGCGGCTTTCATCTGGTTCATCATTATCACCTTGGATGTTGAAATTGGCAGAAGTGATATTGAGTGGTTTGATTAATTATTTAGTTGAATTGAGACATAGCACTTCAGAATCAGGAATTGTAATAAAGTTCTATTGTGAATCTTGCCATCACAGTTTTAATACGTGAATTTGGTAGATGATCGTCATGGCTTTAAAATAGACTTGATAGAAGACTAACAGGTTTTCGTGTGTATTTTTTAAGTTTTGTTTTTATATTCTAAAGTAATAAGGAATGATGAAGAGAACTATAAATAAACCGATGTGTTGAGAGGCATCGGTTTATCCTAGTAGAAAAACTTAATTTTTTTAATTTAAAAATTAAACGAATCGATAGAGTTTCCCATCAATTTTTAAGTCAACATGCTTAATTTGCTTTTCAAGACAAGCGGGGGTGATTAAAACGTCTATATCGCTATCTGTTATAGTTTCACCTTCTGGTCCCCATGAATCGACCATACAGGAATGACCATCTTTAGATGTAATCTGTACTTCCTCAATCAAGATATCTGGATATCCTATAGGTTTACCTAAAGTGATAAATTCGACCCATGCAGGGTTTTTAGAGTTCATGCTGTACATGAAGTAAAGACGAGGTACCTGTCGATTCTCACAATCAGCACTGTATTCAACTGCACCACAAGATTGAACCTTTATTGGTGAGTTTGTATTGGTTTGAATACTCTCAGTCATTTCTGGTTGATTTAGAGAATCCTCATGACTATCTTCTGGCATGTCTGGTTGGTGGGCAGTCATTGTTCCAGCTTGCGAAGCGTGTATTTGATCAGGATTAATATCTAATGGAACGTTGCTGCTGATTGGTGATTGCTTAGATTGATTCCATACAAGATAAGCTATTCCAGCAAGGGCAATAATAATGATCATATTGAAGATAAGTTGCAGATGATTTTTCATGTAATTATCCTTTTGATATTCTATAAAGTTAGATCACGTTGAAACTCATTTAGAACGAACAAAATGTTTCACCCATCATGAAGAAAATAAGCAACTCATTTATATACAGAAATAAATAAGCAGTTGTAATGACTCATAATGTTGAGGTCTTTGGCATGGATGACTCAGTATCGTTCTTAGGTGGAGTTACCTAGGTTTTTAAGCCTAGGCATACCTATTTCTTTTTTGATCATGGATATAAGCAATAATCGAATGAGTGCAACGATTAAAAAATTGAGAATTATAACGAAGCACAAGTCTCAACTAGTTCTTTAGCAAAAGCTTTATTGGCTTTTGTAGATATGAACGAAGCCATTTTTTTATTGTTAATAAAAACATCAATTTTTTTGGCTTTTCCTAGATGAGCGATAAGTTTATCCCAATCATTTCCATTCAGTCTGGATCGTGTTTCATTGGGTACTTCAAGTGCTTTTCCATCAATGATAAAGCTGAAAGATGATTGCTTGTTAAAGCTTGCATACGCTTTACTTCCAGTTGAGAGTTCCACTGAGTGATCAACGTTTAAAACACCGCCACTGTTACATGAAATGGTCAATTTTTGGTTTTGACCATTTTGAAGGGAATACAAACTAAAGCCTTGTGCAAAACTATCTTGCCAGATATTGGGCGCTGCTTGAGATGTGGAATACATGCACAGTATGAATGCCATTAATGTGAATTTTTTCATGAGAAAATCCTATAGATATTTTTAGATTGGAATTTATTTAGACCGAAGGACTAAGCCACCGATGATTACAAGAATAAGTACGCCACCAATGAATTTACCCACAGATGGGAACATGACTGCTGGCCAAATCACGCCTTGCCCTAAGTGATAGGCAAATGATTTATAGCTATGTTGACCCCAAAAGTTTTGATAAATTGCAAACAGTAAGCCGATAATTAAATAAGAACGGATTAACCAAGAAGTAATAGATGTATTCATTTATTTCCACCAAACGCATATTGAGCAAGTAAGTAAAACAAACCAAAAACAATCATCATGCCGATGAATGGCAGACCCAGAAAGCAAATGACTGCAACAATACAGATGATTCCAGCAATAGCTCTCATGGCTTACTCCCGCATACATTCCAAACTGGTTTGCACCATATCGTTTTGAAAGGCTTCAGTTTGGCTTAAGGTGTAAAGATTGTTTTTAGATCCTTCCTCTCCGTACTTAGCCTCTAGCTTTTGATAGACACATTTACAGGCAGATCGTTCCATCCCTGTAGATTGGCAACCCCCAAGAAACTCTCGTTCAGCTTTACTGGCACAACCGAGTGTTATGAGTGAACAGCCAATGATTAAAATTGAAGTTTGAATTTTCATCATTCCCCCTAATTTATTGTTATTGCTTATTTTGGAATTGATCATTTCAACAGCACGACAAAATGCAAAGACGAAGGTATCCTATTCCAAGGACAAATGAGTCTTTAGATTGAATGTCTGTTGAATGAAAAACTAGCTGTTATGCCAGAGGCACGGCAATAACCGATAGAGCTCTAGAGAAAAGAGTAAAGAAAGAAAATGCTTAGTCATGGCGACTACTCCTGTATGTATTAAGAAGTTCTACCAATTACTGCTAAATAATGGTGGCAGAACGAAAAGGGGTTAGCAGACTGGACATACAGAACCAGCACGCGCGAACGCGTCCCCCTCCCGTTCTACCGCAAAGAGGGACGAGAAGGTTTTACGCATAAAAGATACTCAGAAGAATATACCCTGATGCGCTGTATGAAACGGTCTGCTAAAACCGACTGACGATGTAGGTCAGCAGTTGAATGATAGAATTAAGGATAGACTTAGTCAATCAATCATGGTTGAAAAGCGAGTTAAATCAATATGAATCATGCGGAGTTGTGAAGTAAAAAAAATATGGGTAAGCTTTTTAAATTACTCTAGGCATTTAAAAGATAGGGTCTTTTATGGACTTATTGTCGTTCAACTATTCAATCATTAAAAATTTAGATAAAGATCTAGCTAAAAAAATAGTGTCGATTGAAAAAAAGTTTGCCAAGTTGACTTTTAAAAATGAAGAAATTGCATTAATCAAAATTAAATCTGAATTTGCTGAAAAAATTATTCCCCCTAAACAACATCAAGGTTCACAAACAGGAAAAACTGTAATTAATTCAGCCACAGTATTAGCATTGGAGGAGAGCTATTATCCTTTTTCATATTGTTTAAAAATTTTAGGGCTATATCCAATTAAAAATGAAGACTTTTCTTATTGGAATGAGCACATTAATTTATTCTCAGAATTAGAAAGAAATGGATTTTCAGAGGAATATGCAAATAAATTAAAGATTTTTTTTATGGATAATTTCAATTTTAATGAAGTTTTAAAAGAGTTTATCTCTATTCCGATGTTGAGAAATCCTGGTATCAATATCCTCTTAATTTTACTTCACCTAGATCATTTAATATCAAGAAAATGGACATTCAAATCCATTTGTATGAACCAAGCATTGAAATTTAAGTTTAAAAAGGGAAAACCTTATTATCCATCCAAAACATTTACTGATCTTTTGGTATTTATTCGTGAAATCAATGCTAAATTTGAAGCGAATAAGGGGCAAAAAGTAGACATCTTAAAAAAAATTCCTGAACTTCGAAAGTTTGATCAATGGTTAGATCCAGAAACAGATGATCAACAAGTCAAAAAATTTAGAACACTTTTAAAAAAAATGAGAGAAAACCAAAGGCAATGTTATTTGGATGAAGTATATAAGTTCCTAGGGCTACCCTATGGTGAATTTCATAATGATGAAATTTATGAGCAAGTATGCTATGAAAACTACTTATTTCTAAAAAATGAGCTCCCAGAAGAAAAATGGTTTGAAAGTATCAATGCAATTAGTGGTTTATGGTTAATTTATTATTGGCAAAATTTTTATTACGAGCATATTAAAAAGACAGCAAGTGTAAGTGATTTAGCCTTATCGGAAGAGTTTATAATGATATGGGGCGCTTTTTTAAATCAATACCCTTCGGAAGGCAAACATATCTGGCCTTCCGAATTGATATCGCAGGATTGCTAAAATTGACTATTTACTTCGTGGGGGATTGTTATCACGTCCGCCGCCTGATGGATTGCCTGTAGTGCTCGGAAAACCCGCTTTACTCATTTCTTTATCCTCTATTTGATTTTGTTGGTCGATGATTTGGATTGAGTTGATTAGCACGATTATCTTGAGCTTGTTTAAATTGATCATTATTCGGATTTTTTACCGTTGAACGTTGATCATTTGCTGTCTTTGTCATCATTCTCTCCTTATGTATTGAGTATTTGACAAGCACATTATTATTTACCTAAAAAATCGATATTGCCCTTAAAATCACCAAAAAGATTATTTTTTAATCAGTTGTAAAATAAGATTTTTAAACCCAACACTAAAATACAAATAGCAGAACTGGTTTAAGATTATTTCAAATAATTTCAGATATATATCATCTAAGTGAATCAATTGATTTGAATCTAAATATGATGAATCACAATTTGGGCTTGCTCTTTATGCAAGCCTTTTTTTATGCCCACATTTGGATAGACGATCTAAACAATTAAATGACGAATAGGAAAATTTTTTATGGCACATCAAATTGAACAAATGGCATATGTTGGACAAACGCCTTGGCATGGATTAGGCAACCAACTTACTCATAACCAACCCATAGAGGTTTGGGCTCAACAGGCTGGTATGGATTGGCGAATTGAATCTTCAAATGTCAGTTATATGGCACAGAATGATCGTGGGCAAAGTATCATCATGCCATTTGAAGAACAACGGGTACTTTATCGTTCAGATACCCATGCACCTTTATCTGTGGTCAGTCAACGCTTTCAGGAAGTACAACCTCAAGAGATTCTACATTTCTACAAAGACTTAACAAAACAATCAGGCTTTGAACTGGAAACAGCTGGCGTACTAAAAGGTGGTAAGAAATTCTGGGCTTTGGCGAAAACTGGACAAACGAATGCACTCAAAGGCAAAGATGTTAGTAATGGTTATATTTTGCTAGCTACAGCGTGTGATGGTACGCTTGCTACTACAGCACAATTCACCGCCATTCGTGTGGTATGTAACAATACCTTAGCCATTGCATTGAAAGGACAAGATTCAAGCCATGGTGTAGTCAAAGTTCCACACAGTACCAAGTTTGATGCTGAAAAGGTCAAGCAACAATTAGGTATTTCAATCCGTGCATGGGATGAACACATGTATGAAATGAAACAACTCAGTCAACGAAAAGTGACTCAACAAGAAGCTGCTGCTTACTTTGATGCGGTATTTAATAATACGAGTTTGAGTATTGCCGAACAGGATGAAAGCATCATTCAGTTCTATCGCAATGTTGCCAATCAAGCAGAGTCGAATAAAACTGAACCTAACCGAAGAGCAATGTCTAAGGTCATGACCATGTTTAATGGGCAAGGGCGAGGAGCAACACTATCTTCAGCCAAAGATACGGCTTATGGCTTATTGTGTTCTATTACAGAATTTTGTGATCACGAACGTCGTGCAATGAGTCAGGATCATCGGCTCGATTCAGCATGGTTTGGGGCAGGCGCAGGCTTAAAACAGCGAGGTTTGGAACAAGCATTAAGAATGTTAGCTTAAGCTTCATTTAAGCTTGAGATTGAATAATAATCTTATCAAACATGCTGAGTATGTGCGAATACCCCTCGGTTGCACATACCTATTTTATAGCCACACGCCAAGTGTGGTTTTTTTTATGCCTGATTTTTTACGCTCTTATTAAAAGCCTTCCATATCCATCATCTAACAAAACTCAACCATATCTAAGGATATGGTTTTTTTATGCCCAAAATATAATTCAATAGGAATGTAGCTATGAATAACCATGTCAATATCACGACTCAATCTGCTCAATTACTTCCATCAACAAGGTCTAAAACATTTATTGCTCCTAAATTCTTTTCAGCTAAACGCTTGGTGAATACCAAACACATGAGCCAAGCCGAATGGCTTGAAGTGAGAAAACAAGGCATTGGCAGTAGTGATTGTGCCGCAGCGTGTGGGTTGAATCCTTATATGTCGATGTTGGAATTGTGGATGATTAAAACAGGACGCATTCAACAGAACATTGAGGATGAAGGGGAAGGGCATGCACCCTTGTACTGGGGCAAACGACTAGAACCGTTGGTCGCTGAATATTACAGCATGCATACCAACTACAAAGTGCGTCGAGTCAATGCGGTACTCCAACATCCTGAACCCGATAAACACTTTATGTTAGCCAATTTGGATTATTCTGTGATCGGTGATGCAGATGTACAAATTCTCGAATGTAAAACCGCAGGAGAACATGGTGCTAAGCTTTGGCGAGATGGTGTACCTCTGTATGTACTTTGCCAAGTACAACATCAATTGGCGGTGACAGGTAAGAAAGCAGCACATATCTGTGTACTGATCTGTGGGCATGAAACCCGCATCTTTAAAGTGACTCGTTCAGAATCAGTGATCCAACACATCATCCATGCAGAACGACACTTCTGGGAATGTGTAGAAAAAGATACACCACCTGATGCTGATGCATCTGAATCAGCAGCCAAAGCCTTACAACAGCTTTATCCAGAACATGTGCCACTCAGTACCACTGACCTATCCGAAGATGAACAAGCCAATCAACAGTTTGAGCAATTGATTCAAGCACGCCATCAAATTGAAACTGGTCAAGAGACATTCGACTTGATGAAACACCAACTACAAGCCAAGATGCAACAGGCTGAACGAGCGATCTTTAAAACAGGCTCAGTAACTTGGAAGAAGTCTAAGGATTCAATCGGCTTGGACACTAAGGCATTACTCAAACAGTACCCTGAATATCTCATCCAATTTCCACAAAGTAAACAAGGTTCTAGGCGCTTCAACATCTATGCAAATGACGATTGAAACAAATTTAGCCTAAGTAATTTGAAACGAAATAAACAATTAAAAATCCCATGCCAGAGCGTATGGGATTTTTTTATGTCCCATTAATTTATTCAAAAGAGAGAAACACCATGATCAGAGGTTTAGCGATTACACCACCCATACTCGGCAGAATCAGCATTGGTAAAATTGTTGAAAAGAATGGTAAACGACTCCCTGAAAAGGATGACCAATTTACCATCACCAGCCAAATCCAAGGAAAAGATGGCTGGATTAAACATCCACTGGATGAACAACTTCGAGCCAAAGCACCAAATCAAAACCAAAAACTTAGAATAATTCCAGTCCGAATGATCTTCAATGATCCTGAGCTTAATCTCAGAGCTGAGTACACCTTATTTGATCGCCAAACAGGACGACCCGTATGTATTGGCAATGGTGAGACTTGCCAAAGACAAACCAATCAAGGCGTAGAACAACATCCATGTCCATCCCCTGATTTATGCCCATTGGCACAAGGAGGGAACTGTAAGCCTTTTGGTAGATTGCATGTCAACTTAGATGAATCGGATGAACTCGGTACGTTTATTTTTAGGACTACAGGATTTAATAGTATCCGTACTTTGGCAGCACGCTTGTCTTATTACCATGCGGCATCGAATGGTTTACTTTCATGTTTGCCTTTGCAATTGACGCTACGAGGTAAGTCCACCACACAAAGCTATCGAACACCTGTGTACTACGTGGACTTAACGCTCAAAGATGGTGTCAATCTTCAACAAGCTATTCAAATGGCAAAAGAGATTGATCAACAAAGCAAAGCAACTGGATTTAATCAAAATGCTTTAGATCAGATGGCTCGACAGTGTTTTAGTAATGCAAGATTTGAGATGAATTCAGAAGAGGGTTTGGATTTGGTGCAGGAGTTTTATACAGATGAAGTTACTGAGTCTGAGCAAGCACAACCTGAGTCCAAATCTAAAGTTAAAACTAAGCTCATTCAGGGTGATGGGTTTGTGCAGGATATTCAGCAGGGGTTGCAGGGAAGTGTGAAGGTGGTGAACTGAATGAGCTCAAAGGTTAAAAAATTACAGACCTTGGGGTTATTTGAGCAGTAGCGCTCGCATCAATGATCAGGAGTAAACATCATGAATGCGTTCACAGGTCAAACTTTTCAAATGAATCAAATTATTAATATTAAGCAAGTTGTCTTATTTACAGGTGTTGGTCGTTCAACGATTTATGAAATGATGGATGAGTTTTCACCGTATTATGATCCAACATTTCCAAAGAAAGTGAAAATCACTCAGAACCGTATCGGTTGGTCAGCTTATGAAATCCATCAATGGATTGAAAATAAGTTGGCAAACCGATAA